ATATATGTATGCTATATAATACTATATAAATTTACAAAAACCAGATATAGTGTGATATTATGCTACAAAAATTAGGTTTTCTACCCGGATTTAACAAACAAGTCACAGAGACCGGAGCCGAAGGGCAATGGTTTGGGGGAGACAATGTTCGGTTTAGGTATGGGACTCCAGAAAAAATAGGCGGATGGGACCAATTAGGAGCTGATAAGTTAACGGGTCCAGCTAGAGCCATTCATCACTTTGATAATAACGCTGGAATAAAGTATTCTGCTATCGGAACAAGTAAAGTTCTTTATATATATTATGCTGGTTCTTACTATGATATTACACCATTAAGGACTTCAATTGCTAGTTGTGACTTTTCAACAACTAGTGGACAGCCTACTGTTACAGTAACATTTCCATCACCACACGGAATGTTGGAGGGAGATCTTTTAACTTTTAGTAGTGTAACTACACTTACAGGATCTAGTTTTCAAACCACAGATTTTGAAGATAAAGTTTTTGAAGCTACACAAGTTCCAACTTCTACTACTATTCAATTAACGATGGCCGCTAATGAAACTACAGGAACGACCAATAATGTAGGAAGTGCGACCGGCAGTCCTTATTACCACGTTGGCCCTAATCAACAATTAGGGGGATATGGATGGGGAACTGCTAACTTTGGCGGAACTGCATCAGGTATTGCGACAACTACTTTATCGACAACGATTGCATCTGATGCGGCGGTTACAACCGTAGTCGTAGCTAGCTCTACCGCTTTTCCAGCTTCAGGAGAAATTAGAATTGGAACAGAAGATATTAGTTATACAAATAATGATACCTCAACAGGGACTTTAAGTGGGGGATCTCGTGCGGTTAATGGAACTACTCTAGCAGGACACACAGCGGGAGCAACCGTAAGCAACATTTCTGACTATGTGGCATGGGGAGAATCTTCTTCTGAGGATGTTACACTTGATCCAGGTTTATGGGTTTTAGATAACTATGGAACAAAATTATTAGCACTTATTTATAATGGAAAATGTTTTGAATGGGACTCCTCAGTAGCAGGTGCAACTAATGTTAGAGCCACTGTGCTTGCTGATGCACCAACAGCTTCAAGACATATGTTGGTTTCTACACCAGATAGACACTTAATATTTTTTGGAACAGAAACTACCATTGGAGATACCAGTACCCAAGATGATATGTTTATAAGGTTCTCCGATCAAGAAAATATTACTGGTACGGATTCATATACAGTAACGGCCAACAATACCGCGGGTACACAAAGACTCGCTGATGGATCTAAGATTATAGGTGCCGTACAAGGAAGAGACGCTATCTATGTTTGGACAGATAAAGCATTATTTTTAATGCGTTTTGTTGGAGCCCCGTTTACTTTCTCTTTTGAAATAGCTGGAACTAACTGTGGATTAATAGGTAAGAACGCTGCAATTGAGGTTGATGGTACTTCGTATTGGATGGCTGAAAATGGATTCTTTGCATACGATGGTAGATTAAAATCTTTACCATGCTTAGTAGAAGACTATGTGTATGATGATATTAATACTACATCAAGAGATTTAATTAACTGTGGGTTAAATAATCTATTTACAGAAGTAAACTGGTTTTATTGTAGTAATGGTTCGAATCTAGTTGATAGAGTAGTTACTTATAACTATCTTGAATCGGGATCTAAAAGAACTGTATGGACCACAGGTACTTTAGCTCGAACAGCGTGGCAAGATTCTTCAATCTTTGATAAACCTCATGCAACTAAATATGACACTAGTAGTAATGCATCTTTTGATGTCGTTGGAAATACGGCAGGAGTTACATATTACTATGCCCAGGAAACAGGGACCGATCAAGTAGATGCAGGAGGTGTAGTGACAGCTATCCTAGCTAATATTGAATCAGGTGATTTTGACATCACTCAAAAATCAGCTAGAGGTGGGGGACAAATTGTCGGTATGCCGGACCTTAGAGGGGATGGAGAATTTGTTATGAGGGTTAGTAGAGTTATTCCTGATTTTATTAGTCAAACAGGTAGTACTCGAATCTCATTAATCACTCGCAACTATCCAAATAGTAGTGCAACCACTACAAACTATGATATAACAACAGCAAGTACCAAAGTTGATACTCGAATAAGAGGAAGAGCTGTTCAATTTAAAGTAGCTAATGTAGCTGCTGGTCAAGATTGGAAACTAGGTACATTTAGATTGGATATACATCCAGGAGGAAGAAGATAATGGCTTTAACAGATGAACAACTTCGAGCATTTGTCCCTCGAACTAATTTTTTAGTAGATAAATCTTACTTGCCACAAGTAGAAGGAGAAGAAGAAGTAACAACATCATATGGAATACCTAACACTAATGCTTTCATTAATTCTGGTGGAGGTGGAGGTGGCAATAATTATAGAACAGACTACAGACCTAACTATGAATATAGACAATATGTCGACGGCTATGATCCTAATTTAACTGCTACTATGAATATGAAAATGATGGAAGTGGATCCTAACTATAAAGGCGCCGATTATTATAATAAACCAGAACCTACAGGACTAGCAAAAGGAATAAACACCGCTTTAAATTATGTACCGTATATAGGTGCGATGAAAAGAGGTGCTGAATTTTTAGGAGATACTCTTGGAAAATATATGCCTGTAAATCAAAGAGCCATCATGGAAAATGAATTGAGAGGAGCAGGTGTTTATACTGATGACATTGGTAGAATAGTAGCTGGTGAAGGTGGGTATAATACACCAGAAGGAATTATGGCTGGATACAATGCAGCAATGATGGATGAAGGAACTTTTGATAAAAGAACAGGTAGAATAAGTGAAACGTTAATGGGTGATAAATTTAATAATATAAGCGCAGCGGATATACAAGGTATAATAGATGGAACTATTAGCGATGAAGATATTGAAGAAAAATATGGAATAACAACTAATCTAACTAGTAATTTAAGAAATATAAATTTAGCAAAACAAAATTGGCAAAAAACAAAGCAAAAAGCAGACGATATATATGAGTGGGAAAAACAACAAAAAGAAATAGAAAAACAAAAAAGTGACCCAAACATACTCTCACCTAACAACCCACTTATTGGAAAGATTGATCACACCGGAGGAGGGGATGGCCATGGGTCAATAACAAGAGATCCGGGAAGTAAAGGACCAGAAGGAACCCCTACGCACAGCACCAGAGATGA